CTGTAGTTGCTGCGCGACCCCCTGCTGCTCCTCCTGTTGTTGCTGCGCGACCCCCTGCTGCCCCTCCTGTAGTTGCTGCCCGTCCTCCTGCTGCCGTTGGTGGCCCCCCAGCCGCCCGTCCGGCCATTCACCCCGGCTTAGATGTAGCAGCAATAGTAGCAAGAGTAGGGGCTCGGCCAGTAGGCCGTGTCCGACCTGCCGGGCTCCCACCAATCTAATGCAGTCGGCCAAGAATCCAGTTTTTAATAGTATAAATAAACAGGGATGGCGTTAGTTCTGCCAGTCAATCTTGCAAATATAGAGGCATGGATAAATTGGCCCAATGTACCGGGTGTTCTTCAACCTGATATCTTAGCAGCAGCTAACTTCCTACAGACCACTGTATTTCCGGTCGCCGACCACGCGCAACTTCAACGTATATCACGACAAATAATGGATCAAATTGAATTTGCAGGGATTCCAGGCATAGTTGGGTATTTTGCATTGCTCAATGCGCTTTTATTTCTGAATCCCAGTACAGCGCCCCATGTATATCAGCAATTTTGTAATCGCGCAGTTCAGATCGATTCATTTGAAATTATATTGTATTTACAAAATTTACCTCCACCTCCTCCACCTATTGTAGCTCAGCGTGATCTGATTATCCAAGAATTGATCGTGGAGGCTATACAGCAACATGCCCCAGCGACTGATAAAAGGCCATTTTTGATACGTATTCTTGAACAGTGCAGAGTGGGGGTTGGCGGCGGTTTTGGTCTGCCCCAATGGATTCAATTTGCAATGACAGAGGCTGTAAATCGTGCAAATGATGAAATAATTGATGAGCTTATTATGCAATATAGGAATGATGTCCCGCTTGTTCAATTTTTAACAAATGGTATTCTTGAATCTGTAGTCCCTGGTCGTTTTGCGGAACTTCAATTTTGTTTAGACGCGATTGGAATGCCCCTCCCCCCTCCCAGACAACAGGCAGGAGGTGGCCCCTTGATTGCAGCAACTGATCCTCCGATCCTTTTACGAGCTGCTGCATACTCATTAACTGGTGCAAACTTACGGGCTGTATTAATTCCTGCCAATCTTGCTCTAGTACCGAGGATTATACCATTTATTGTAGCAATTCGTAATGAAATTGTAAATGTCACCGCGGCTAGTGCTTGGCCAGCTGCTGCACTCGCAGGTATTCCAGGACAATACTTTGATGAAGTGATAGACCCTGTTTCTAATATGACTCTTCCTGAAAAAGCTGCGGATATGGGTAATTTAGCAGTTATTCAAGCAATAATAGCAATAAATCCTCCACTGAATGCTATTACATACACACGGGTCAGCCCCACAACCGGTTTCACTCTAATGCAGACTGCAATGCAGAATCACAACTACGATATTGCTCAAGCTATATGGGTTGCGAATGGCAATCTTTATCCAGCTGCATGGTTCACACCAGGTCATGTAATCAATACAGGGCGGCGAAATACTCAAATTACTAATGCGGCTTTCCGAACAGCGTTTGATAATGCCTACAGAATCTTCAATCCCGGTACCGCTGCACCAAGAGGAGTTATCGGCATGGCTCTTGGTGTTAGACCAGCCTATGGACCGCTGACACCCGCACAGCAACTTGTTGCCGCTGATGGAGTCTTACGGCTATTAAATGCAATGCCCGATTTTATACCAAATGTTGGTAAAAATGCACCATTGGGGTCAGCAGTCTTAAAACAGATGACCACTATTCGCGATGAACTAGAACGCATAACAGATCCTACAGTGTGGGATGCTAGACGGTTAATTCCGTTAATTGCACGGAAGGGTGCCATTGCGGATGGAACTGTTCTACCTCGTGCAAATCTCCTCGAAATTGGCATTCGACTTGGAGCAAATCCCAATATTGCGGATGTAACTGGAACAACAGCACTCCACTATGTAGCGAGTTATCCAGTATTAAGAAATAGTCCCCGGCTAACAACTCCGCGTTCTATTATCATGCTGAAAACACTTTTAGCCGCACCCCTGATAGATGTGAATATAGCGGGGCCGGCGCCTGGTGGAGATACAGCGCTGCATAGGATTGTAGGAGTTCCAGATCCATCTATAGAACATTTAAAATTATTGGCCATGGATTCCAAACTCGATTATGATCTAACGAATGCGGCCGGTGATACACCGCTCATTCATTTTATTAAACAGCACGGGCCTGTGCCCCCTGCAATTCCCTATCATACATTGGCACCCATCATGAAAATTCTTATAGCGAAGAGTGATATGACGATTATAGATACAGCCAGGAATACTGCACTATGGAATGCCATTAATTTAGTTGCAGATGATGCATATTTAGCCAGTATAGTTCCCGATTTGGCCAAAGGCCTTACAGGAGTCCCCCCTGCAGGACCTGTTGCAACTGAACTGGCCCTTGCAGTAGCACGGCCCCCTCCTCCGCCCATACCGCTGACCATCGCGGCTCTAACTGCCATAAATGCAGCCCCGGCTGCCCTTCCGCTCCCAGCATGGCTTCCTGACGAGTACAAGGCGATTCTGAATGACACAACAGTGGATGCCTCTATTCGGGCAGAGGCCCGGCAATATATCACTCAAATTGATGCCTATATGACAGGTGGGCCACCATCTGATGCAGATAATATGCAAACAAATCTAAATAATAATAACATATGGTGGTTTTTGCGAAATGTGCGCGGGGTCCCGATTCCAGTTGTGGGTGCCGTTTTACCCCCCTTTCCTATTGCCGCCACGGGTAATGAACCCGCTACATTTGATGTTCGTTTTAATGATGGGACTCAATACGCCCTTGCAACTCCTTATAGATCTGCCTATAGAGCGGGAACAGTCTATACGGGCACAGCAGGAGGCGCCCCTGTCACACCTGTGGGAACTACGGCACCCAATGTAGCACTAGCTCAAATTAACAATGATGTTTTACAAAAATTAACAGGTACTACTTATATTACGAATGATCCGACCCGACAGCGGATTTTGAAGCGTCTCCTGAATGAAATGTACTATGCCCAGTATAATCCTGCGCTAGGAAATGATCTGCTAACACTGTTATTACATCTTCGTGCTAAATTGGATCATTTGATTACATATCAAGGGGTACAGACAGCTAAAACTGCAGCAGCTTCTCTGCTGCGCCTGGGTACCTGGATGTTAGCGTTCGTGAATAGCATTATTGTTCCCGCAGGGGCTCCTCCTGCACTGGGGTTTGGGTTCCGATTTCCGTCTTCGGTCCCCATGGCCATCGCATTCCCGCCCATTATCTTCCCTGGTATTTCCCCGGTCGGCGCAATGTTTGCAGCGGCGGGTGCTGCTGCAGCAGGGATCCTTCCAGTTATTCCGGGCCTGGCCGCACCCCTCTTTATACCGCCTGTGGGGGCGGGGTTGGCTGCCATGGTGGCTGGCGGTGGCGCAGCAGCACCCGTGCCTGTCTTAATTAATATCTTTACGGGGGCGCCTATTGATAACGCCATTGTAACGAGTAACTATCCCGTATCCCTTACACTTGGCCCCAACGATGCCTTTTCTCATCTCCCAGCTCCCGCTGGGCCAATTATAAACGTAAATGGTCATCAAGTAAATCGATCTGATTCATTCTATAATTTTTTGCAACAATTCGGACTTACAACGATTAAGGGTGGCCTAGCCTACATACTTCGCCCGGCCGAGATCTTTATTGCGCTTTTTCATTTAACGAATCCGCAGCTGTTAGCCGCTATGCAGAATCCCGCACACCCCTTTAAAGTTCTCCTACGCGATTACTGCATCCGAGCATTAATTGAATTTGCGCTCTTTAAGAATCAACCTGCCGTAGCCGCAGATTTACGGGTGGCTCGTGGTAAATTATAAGCGGTTGATACTTTAAAACAAGTGCTTCTGTAGAGATATGCGGAAGCAGACTAGGGGCCGTAGAAGAAATACTAAAAGAAAAACTCGAAAACTATATCGGCAGCGCGGCGGGGCGGTTGTTGGGTTAGGTCCGGCTATTGACAAGCTTCGTTTTGTAATGACATTCTACAGTGATAATGCGTCGATTACTGTATTTTTAGATAGATTATTAAAAGTTCTAGAAACTTCCCAGCAAATTATACCACGTACATTTCCAGAATTAGAGGCCTATTATCTTACGATACCCGCATTTGATCAAATTAGGGTTCCAGGTGCTGTAGGAGCTACAACATTTCCTAGAAAGGACGCCCTTCGTGCAAAAATGTTAAAGTATGATCTCAGTCGTATACCTGTGGCACCTGGAACGCCTCCTATTACGATCCATAATGATGCTCAAAATGATTTCGGATTCGAACAAAATGTTAATAATGTTATTACTACTGCTACACAATTATTTGATACTCTCGTAAAAACAGTGGATGCTGCGGGGCTGCCCAATGATGCTGCTTCTAAAAGAGAGGCCTTTTTGGCTAAATTTAATGGGGTAGGATGGGTATGTGTGGATGGAACAGCAAGTGATATTCTTGAATTCATTGAAAATTCTGAATTTATAATTATTACTAGACAATCCTTCCTGCTTAATTTTGGGAGACGCATGAATGGGCTACTACATGAAATTTGTAAGGAGCAAACATATTATAAATTAGAAAAGGCTTCTTTTATATCATCGCTTCAGAACGATATTGATTTACAGCGATATATTAGTAAGTACAAAAATGGTACTGACGGTGTTAGAGAAAAGGCTGTACTTAATGTTGGAGCTGGATTGCCAGATGTTGGAGAACCAATTCATACTATTATTGCGGCCATCTTCGAATATTTAATTACGGCGGATACGGTTGCTATTATTAATATAGGCACCACCGAATTTGTACAAGCATGTGTAGATACAGAAGCACATCAGGCAGGAGCAGCTGTTGCGGCAGCGGCAGCAGCTGGAGCAGAAGCTTTTGCAGCGGCAAATGCAGTTGCGAATGAACAAATTCGAGCAGCATTTGTAGCCAAACTCCGTGCCAAGTCGCAGAGACTTGTGAATGGAGATATTTTTTTAAATTCAACTATTATAATGAAGTTATTGCAGGTATATAATGCAACTAATGTAAAATTGCACGGCGTTGATGAGATAAATCTAGTAACTATAACAGCTGTAACACCTACCCATTATAATTATGTATTTAATGGAGTAGCTATTGTTGAACCAATACACAACATCGAATATATAGAGTTTAGTTATGTTGCTCCTGCTGTTGCTGCTGTCCCTGTCTAAAATAACTGCCTCTAGTAGAATGAGTAATTTGTTGCTCAAAGCCAAGTACAGCGCCATTGCAGCTCTGGTGTTTTTCATTGTGGCAAATCCCGAACTCTATACTCTTACACGGCTCCTGACGGGTTTCGGTGAATCGGCACTCTTGATTCTGCATACAGTTGTCTTCTTTTTTACGATGTTGGCCCTCATGATGGTGCCCCGACTGTGATCTACAAAGATGACGGGTGGTCTTTCAACGTAGGGCGAAGATATGAAGGAGACAACTGAACCGACTGCTCCTAAAGAATCAAAAGAGTCAAAAGCCACGATTCCCAAGGCGCTGCGGGAGCAGGTCTGGCTGACGCACATGGGTCGACGCTACGAAGGCAAGTGTATTGTTCACTGGTGTAAAAATAACATGACCGTTCACGATTTTCATGTCGGTCATGATATTCCCGAAAGCAAAGGTGGAGCCACGGCGCTTTCCAATCTTCTTCCTATCTGCAGTCGATGCAATCTTTCCATGGGATCACAGTATACTGTCCAAGAATGGTCCCGGTTGTCGCCGCCCCATTCAAAGTCTAGCTGGTGCTGTTGGTAAGTCTGTGTCCATGATAAGGAATGGCCTCCAGCATCGGTGTCGCAGCCATTGTTTCGGCTGAATCTATTTTGGCTCTTACACCCGTAGCCATCAAAAAATCGCCACTTGACCCTATTTCTGCTATCTGGTCCCGCATTCTGAGTTCTGCGATACTAGCCTATGCTCTCACATCCGACCGGTCTCTCAAGACTTCTGAGCTGGGAGGCGCGGCAGTGCTGGGATTTTCGAATCTGTTACACGTGGCATCCAGCTATGATGCCTTCCGTAATCTACCTGTCGGCCAGGCTATGAGTATTTTCTATACTTATCCGCTCTGGAATCTTGTGTTTAGTTCCTTCTTTAGAGGCGAATCTGTGAAAACGTCGGACTATGCCTACATGGGGGTCGCGGCAACCGGCGCGGTTCTCCTCAATCAGGACCCCGGTAAGACAGCTACTTCGGCTCTGGGGCGAACGGCGAATGCACCCTGGGGTATCTTTATGGCTCTAGTTGCAGCCCTCACAGAATCTGGTATGTATACGATGTTGAAAGCGCTGGACTGGAAAGATGCAGCCAAAAGTGTATGGGTCACAAATGGCGGTGCTTCTGCTCTCTTGGCCGTCATTATGGGTGTTCAATGGCTGTGGTCGGGGAGTGATGGTGGTCCGACTCTGCAGGGTTCCGTCTCCGATGCCGTTTGGCTGACGGCTTTTCACTCCTTTGCTATGTTTTCCGGTTATTGGCTACGGTTTTTTGCGATCCCCCGATTGCCGACGGTGTTGTACTCTATTTTGAATTATACCGGGCTCTTGGCCGCCTACATTTATGGTCTTACGTTCTTGGGAGAGAAGCCTTCTTGGCTTTCGCTTCTTGGTGCAGGGCTCATCCTGGCAGCGGGTGTGCTCCTGCAGCTGGGACCTTCTTCGCCTTCTCCTTCTTAAATCGCGGAGGATAGGCATGAGCCTGATAACCATCTGTATAGTCTATCTGTGGAACTTGTCGGGTGAAGCGATGCGATATTTCCTGCAGCGACTTGTTAATCAGATTCTCCACAGTGCCCCAATATACCGATACTCTATTGTAGAGTACCATGCTTTCTGTAGGAGGATCTAGGTCAAGGCTCTGAAAGAATTCAAGGGTGGTGATCACAAAGAGTTCCAGCGGCCCCCTCAGCTCCCGCTTGAATTGCCACTCCTTATCCCGCAGTTGTAATTGTTGGCCGAAGGTCTTTTCATCAATATTCTTAAGCAGAAACATGACGCGCAGATCCATATTGTCCGGTTCTTCGAGTCGGAGCTCTTCGCCTAACACAACCTCCTGAACATGGAGCCCTGCTTGATAGTAGACAGGTATATGGTAACAGCTTCTAACGTACGGATTTGGGCTGCGCTGAGGGGGCCGGGGCCACACTCCTGCAGCAGGGCATTCACCTCCTGCACCTCCTGCTGCTACCGCATTCGCTGCGGCCTGATGCATTCGTTCAAAGTAATGCGGATTGTGAATGACCCCCTTGATTTTTTCTCCAGTGGAATAGGAAAATGGGGTATCGCACTGCGTACAATACATCTGGTCACAGCCTGACACACGGCTAATGGCGACGCCACAGGCAGGGCACGGTTTGCTATCGGCAAGAATGGCCTTGATGGTGGCTACTAGGGCTGGGTCGCACGTATGCTCTTTATCTGTTGCTTTTAGTTCTCGACAAGATGGACAGTATTGTTCTTGACATGTCCCGCACTTGTAGGCGGTGCTGAGGAAGCCACGGCATCCGGAGGAAGGACAGGCGGCCACAAATTCCCTACGCTGCTTTGATTTTGATGGCTTCAGCTTTATAAACTGTTTATGAGCATGTATTTCTTTCCATAAATCATCCTGCTGGTGATATAATGCAAACTTCTCCTGCAGCATTGTTTGCTCGAGCGTAGTAAGTTCCTTTCGCTTTGCTTTCAGTTCCATAAGTTCTGATGTTTTCTCCGATTGGCTTAGTCGCAGGAAGATTTCGATTGATTCGTGATTCACAACATCTATCTTTTTCTGGAGTTCACGGATCTGGTTACCCAAGACTGTGGATTGTGCTCCGAGCTCTGTGATCAGATCTCCTTTCTTTCTACATTCAAGTTCATGTTCTACGGCAGGTTGCGTAGCCGGAAGGAGAGAACGTTCTTTATCAAGGAGGACGGCCTGGCGATGGCGCTTGTAGTCGCCGTCTAACCAGGAACGGGTCATCTTGGAGTCTAGAAACGCACGATCCCACGGTGCTCTGCAGTTCATGCAATGAGCGTCAGTCTTGATAGAGAGAAGAAAGGTAGAGGTGCATCGTAAACAGGCTAGATAAGGACATGCGGCACAGGCAACTGGCCGTCTAGCAATTGTCGTATAGGGATCACAGCAGACAGGACAAGTCGTGGTCATCGTATTGTCATGTTGGTCATCGAAAGGAGACCGTCACATTTTGCACCGCTATGATAGAATGGATCCTATTCAAACTATGATAGATTCCGTTGAAACGTCGGTTAAAGGTCTCCGTCTATTCAAAACTCTCGAAGAGGCCTCTTATTATCATATTTTTAAAAGCCGCTTCGTTATGCTGCCGTCTAGTGTATGGCCAACACTCGAAAATGTAGATCCGATTCGGCTGACACAGGATCCCTATCCCGAAGGCGGAAGGCCGTGGGGTGATCGGGACTTGGCTTCCGTCAAATACCACAGGCGTATGATTCGGAAAACGGTCACACGTCACCTGTCTGGGTAGCCAAGAAGGGTAATCGGTATACCATGCTTGACGGAGTGCATCGGCTCGTAGCCTCCAATCTTGAACACAAACGATCCATTCCATGTTACATTGTAGATGTCTAAACGCAAGAGTCGAAGGATACAAGAGAGGGGATGTCATCTGCAAAGGCCAGTGAAATGAGACGACTGGTAGATCTAGTGGATCGCGGCCCCCGCGATGATCTCTTTTTTCCCGCCTCCGCGACCCAAACCATCTTTCGCCGAGAATTCCCTCCATTGCAAATGGCCGTTCCCGATGTGGTCGAAGTGGCCTACAAGGGCAAGGCACATTGGGGCGGTCGCATCACGATTCCGCTATCTCGATACGGCTACGGTGATCTGCTCCAATGGATCTGTCTTCGGTTGCAGCCCCGTTCCTGGCTCGGATCCGACCTGGAGGCCAAGATTTTATCGGGAGAATGGACCTACGCAGATCCTTCAGGAGCCTGGATGTGGGCCTCTTCCCTTGGTACCATCGCCATCCAAAAGGTAGAACTCGAAATTGGCGATACTCTTATTGAGTCCTGGGGTGGGGAATGGATGGATGTGTGGTCGCGTACCTGGATGGAAGGTGGCCGCGCGGCTGTCTGGGACTCGGATATGTATGGAGTTCGTCGTGCCTACACGATGCGTAATTGCCCCGATTGGATGACTGTTAAACCAACCGAAGATGGCTATGTCTATTGTTGGCTTCCGCTACCCTTCCTGAGGCGTCCGGGTGTCGGGTTTCCCCTTGCAGCTCTTGGCGATACAGAAATGCGGATCCATATTACACTGGCCCCCTTTGCCTCTGTAGTGCGGCGCCGGGCAGTTCCCCGTACTTCTTCATCTGAAGTTCCAACAGATGGTCGCCCCATCTCCTTCAATGATATCACAGGGGGGACCGCTATTCCATATGATGTTCGGCTTCCAACTATAACCCCGTTATTCGATGATGTGACTGTGTTGGCTGGGGTGGCCATCCTTGAGGAACCTGCGCGATTATCTTACTTGCACGAACCCCGGGAAATCTTGTATGATCGTGTTCAGGAAATGGTATTTGATCTGCCCGAAAAGGCCGTTATTAGCAATAACACGGTATCCATGCAATTGGCGTTGCGCGATTTTAATGGGCCGCTGAGGGAAATCTGTTGGTTCGTCCGTCGGAAGCGCGTATGGGACTATAATGAATGGACAAACTATGGTCTGCTGCTGGAAGATGATTTAATTGCATCTTTACCGGCCCAAGGGGTCCAGGCTGCAAATCTACCCTTGAATCAATTGCCGCTCGTAACAACCGCGACCTTGCGGGTTGATAATGCCATCTGGCGTTCCGAAGATGAACAATATTGGCGGATAGAATATGGCCTGGCCCATCGGGGCGGAGTGCGGCTCTCGGGCGGGATGGTCTATGGCTTTGTATTGGGAGATGCTGCGGGATGGACGGCTGGAGATGAGCAACCGGCAGGAACTGTTAATGCTTCCAGAGCCGCCTTGCGTCTGGATTTGGATATTACGGTTCCTTCCGATCCCACTTTTTCAATCTGCTCCACGGATTCTTCCTGGGGCTGGGAAGTTCATGTGTTTGGAATTGGGATTAACTGGATGCGTTTTGTAAAGGGATCTGTGGGGCCACTGTTTCGCGATTAACGGAAAAGATGATATAAAGATTATGTATCATTCTATTTTTAGAATGAATGAGTATAGATTTTATCATTGTTACCAAGAACCAGTTTTAATTGTATGCTATCAGGTCGATAATGAGGATACCCTATCCTCTAAGCCAAACTCACGTCTTCTATTCGTGCCCCACTATCTACCAGAAAGATTGGATACACTTGTATTAAAGTACAAGTATTATAAGAGTGTCCATATTAAAAAAATGCCCATTGGGTCTAAATATACATGAAGCCGTATATAATTAACGTAGATAGGGCAAATCCAATAGGGGAGATTGTTGGAAATTATGGTGAACATCAATGGAACCAGGGATGTTGGGCCTTTGTGTAGGTGGCATAATAGTCTGGATTATACTTTTAAGAGGGGGAGCCATATTTTCTAATCTCCATATCTGACGGATTTCTTAAAATACGATTTCCATCAGATATTCCTCCATCTATTCTAACTGTGAAACAGTGGATGAATCTTGTTCATGACGGCTTTCGATTGTTTTGTAGCATTTTTTGCAGTACCTTTATGGATCAAAATCTCTTTAGCCATTATAAGGAATGCCATTCACTGTTGGTGTCTATTTTGAAAATTCGGAAAAGGATCGGGCATCCTTTAAAACAAATACATGCCTGGGGTGGATGGGTCGCTGTTTCGAAGGAATGGCTGAAGGATTTGAAAATTTAAAGATTATTGATATCCCTGAAACAGCAATATCCTCCACATATTTACCTCTGGTGGATCTAGACGCGGTTCGCAGACTATTTGGTATTCCGATAACAAATGGATACTATGTATTTTGTAAGTATATGGAGCGTGGTTATGGGCCAGAAGAAAAGGGTATCCTATTTGATTCGAAAGCGGGAGTTACGCCTGAACATTTTGCTGAAATGCATAGTCACTTTGCCAAGTTTCCTACTGTACCAAATTCAGAAAAATACGCAATATTTGATTGGGATAGAACACTAACGCGTATTGAGGGTCTTGTGCGTTTTGATTATCTTGACGGTATCCCGTTTGTAAGTTTGGAACATCCTGCCAAAAATGAGCGACTGTTTCGTGAAACTCTTATGGAAGATACATTACTATTTTTATTAGGCGGGGCAGAACGTTTGGCAATGATTCGGCGCGAAATGCAAGGATTAATAGATGCCGGTATAACTGTTTTTATACTTACCCGCAATGGTGCATGTGGAAAACCTTACTTTCAGACATTAATGCAGACCCTTCATCCTTATTTTGCTCCAGTAGCGGGTTCCCACCTTTCTGAATACATTGTATGCGGATTTATTCGTGAGGGCGGTTATGTTGACAATTTTACGAAGCGGGAAGCGCTTGAACAATCGCCGGTGTGGGAGCGTCGTTCTTTGGCAGCTGCTTCTGCTGTTGCTGCAGGTGCAGGTGCCTCCAAAAAGGCACGGGGCGGTCACGGTCGCCGTCGCCGTCGCCATGGTCGAAAGACAAATAAAATACGCAAATTCCGTAGATAATATCTCTACTAGACGGCAGACACATAGGAAGCACGGGCCTGGACGTAACCGCACAAGAGATCAAAGGAGGCGGCAGGTAAGGGCCAAGAAACAGTGAGTCCAGTGAGTGGCTGATAGAGGGTCGCGGCCTCCACTTTGTACCCTGCTTTCCGGAGCCCGTGCACTGTCAACAAAATAGCCACCAATCGGTCCAGTCGCTGGAGTTCCGACGGAGATTCTCCCGCTACAAAGAACCAGGCTGTCTCATCCACTAATAGATCAGCAGTTCCTGTAATGTCGGGGGCAATTTCCACTGTACAGCGGCTCAGTACATAGGTGGCCTGTTTCAGCAGCGCTGCGATTTTGGACCGCAGCTCCGTTAAAAAAGGCTGAATCCGTGCAAACTCCCGTACTCCAGGCAAAGCCGCCACGACTCCCGATCGACCTGCGGCCAGAGTCCGACAGAGTCCGATTTGATAGATATCTAGAAGCGATGTATCGGTTGCCTTTGACGTGTAGTGCCGCCACGACTCAATCAGAGCACAGCGAAACTCCTGTGGCGGGGTATGGCGAATGGGAGCAAATCGCAAGTCCGTAAGGCGGACTGCGGCAAATCGTAAATTGTACAGCATGGTCCGCATTTTGTGGATGATTTGTATAATACGGATCAGCTGGGTTTGTTCGAAATGTCGACCTGAAGTGGCTGTCTGAATCGCTGCTAGAATCTCCGTATAGTAGATTTGCGGGGGCGCGGTACCCGGCTCCGTATCGGCAAAAAAATGATCCACTAGATGCTCAAAGAGTTCCCGCTCTTCTTCAAACAGCGCGGCATCCTCTGCTGCGATCTTGACTGTCCATGTGACTTCCTGTGCTACGCGGTCCCAGAGACCCCCTGATTCTGGTCGGAGGAGACCGACCTGACGATGCCAATACGCCTGGATAAAATCAAAGAATTCGCGGACCATACCCCGTTCCACCCACCACGGCGGCGTTACACGGGCCTGTGTGATCGGTACATCGTCTGCAGTGGGGAAGGTTGGTAGAGCCGGTATAAGTTTCAGCGCCTTGATGGTGCGATAGTCTTCTCCTGTAAGAGTGGAAATCCAGTCCTCTACTGTCTTGGCTGTCTGGGCTCCTTCTAGATCTGACAGTTCATATCGGGGCAACAGTCGCCATTGAAGGAGGGGGCGGTGCAGCTCTCGGATAAATCGACTCAGGGACCGTTCATTTCGACTGTAGGAGAGGGTTAGTGTCTTTCGGGCTCGTGTGACGGCTACATAGAAGAGTCGGCGTTCCTGATCAACGGAGTCCTCATCTTTGAGCTGCGGAAAAACTTCATCATTCATGCGTACGAGGAACACGTGGTCCCATTCGAGTCCCTTGCTGCCGTGAAAGGTACTCAGATAAATCGTATTAGGTCGCGGTTCTCCGCCGTCCACGAATCGCACTTTTGCATTCATTTTCAGAAGGGTGGCCTCAAACATATAGAGTACACTATTGAATTTGCTGAGGATGACTACAGAGGCACCCAGTTGGCTATAATGAACGGCTTTCGTTGCGATGGCATCACACTCCTCTGATATGCGACTGTAGAAGAGAACTTCGGGGCGGTCATTGCTATCCGTTGCCGATTCGGGGGCCGTCATCATCTGTTTGTGGGGCAGAGTAGGAATACGGCGCATGACGGAATTGGCTACTGCGATGATAGCGGGAGTCGAACGATAATTTGTCGACAGTTGGTAATCGGCTACATTATCAAACTTTTTGTGAAAATTCAGGATATAGTCTACACAGGATCCGCGCCAGGTATAGATATTCTGGGCATCATCGCCGACAATGGTCACGGCGGCTGCACTATGGTGCAAAGCCTTGATAAAGGCATGTTGAGTGTCGTTGATGTCTTGGTATTCGTCGATAAAGATCCAGCGAATCGTGGCTCGGACCCATTCGGCTCCTTCGGGTGAGGTAAGATAGTCCAAGGCTTTGAGGGGCAGTTCATCGACGTGGTAGACTTCCTCCAGAGAGGCCGGATTAGCCTTGCGGAGTAGTTGCTGGGAAAGAGCATGAAAGGTTCCGCAGAGAAGCGGGGTGGGGCCAATGAGTCCTTCGAGGCGTTCCTTCATGACGGCAGCGGCATTGTGTGTAAAGGTGAGAAGGATGATTTGTTCTGGTTTAGCCTCTGTTTGGGTGAGAAGCCATGAAATACGGGCGGTCAGTGTGGTTGTTTTTCCGGATCCAGCAGAGGCTAGGATGCGCTGATTTTGGGTGGGTGGCGACCGCACAATGGCGGCCTGTGCTTCATTCAAAGTTACAGAGCCTTCTGCAAATGTGAATGTTTCCATAACCTATTATCTTGTAGTTATGCTTAGATTCAAATCTATGTATAGATTGGCGACAGCATTTAAGGTTTGTTCTCGCAAATCCAGAAGTTTGGGGTTATTACAACCCAAGCAACTAATCCTCCTACAGCGACTCTGCGTTTACTGAAACCGCAACTTGGAGTGAACCTTCCTAATGCGAGGTGGCCGCAGAAAGTCAAGGCGGTTAAGGCAATGCTTCATTCACAGTCCCAGAGCCGACTGCAAATATTTCTATACTGTCTTCTCATTATACCAATTTGCTGATTTAGTTCCCGACCCGTTACATTAACTGGCGGTATCTTGCAAAAAAAAGATTGTATATAATAGAATGAATGATTTTACAGTATATATAGACCGCACGGATCGGATCGGCATCGTACCGCCTTTCCGGATCAACCCAGATATCCTTATAGCAGGTAATACTCCAGAGCATTGGATTGGGCCACCTATTTGGGATCCTGTGCCTCCTCAGCGTCAAAATATAAATGGTCGCGACATACTGACCATGACTACCACTACAAATCTTCCTGTACATATTTATCAGAATGACGCTGTTAGATATACCTTTCCGGCCGGAAGCCCGGTTCAACTATATCGGCTTGTTGTCCCCAATGCGGACGGTAGTTTTGATGGACGTGCTATCCTTGAAGTTCCCGCAGGAGCTGTTCCACTTGTTCCTGCTGCTACCGCCGCGGTCCCTGCAGACAACCGTGCTATGAATGCATTCAATTTAGCCGGAGCCCCTCGCATGGCCAGAGCCCCTCTTATGTTTGAACCCCGCCCAGTTATGCTGCGGCGACTTGCCGCAGCCAGAAATGCAACTAGAAATGCAATCCGATTTGGAGGAATGCCATTCCGAGGAATGACAGATAATAATTACTCGCATCTAATGGATGAAGAGGATGTCAGAGATAATAATAATGCGGATAATGGAAATATGCGCGGTGGTCGAAACAGGAAGAGACAGTCTAGAAGGGCTCGGACTTCTCGGAAATCTCGCAAGGCTCATAAGTCAAGGAAATCACGCCAAACCCGCGCTAACCGTCGCTAAATCCTCTGCAAAATACGGATCCAATGGTATAGTTACAGTGCTCTTCGCCGGTAAAAGAATTAGGTCATGTACTTCTGATGTTGGAAGCGGCAGTCTCTTTGTTAGGAGAGCCGCAATTGTTGTTGGAATTGATTTGTAGATCTGACTCTTCAAATCGATGGCCTTTGCCTCCTTGAGAATATCCAGGAGTTCGTCAAAGTTTAGCGTCAAAAAACGATAAGTACCCTTGCGAGTAACCGCATGATTCTTGAAGCGTTCTTTTAAGGAGGCTACAAGGTGCATGATCGAGTCCTGTGGTTCTAGGAGCTCCTCCAACGCTTCACGAAATGCCGTTTCGCGTATTGTTTCTTTGTGTTCACGGGAACCGCCAAAACCCGAATAGGCGGCCTTGTCCGGTTGAAATCCGGCCATCACACGAGTACCATCTGTAAAAAGGATTCCGGCTGCTTTGAAGGGCGGCATCTAGTTCTATCTATAAGGACAGGTCCTTATGCGGTCGTCTAACTCTGATGTAATAGCGGCCCTTGGTAATGGTGTGGGCACTATTTTTGTTGCTCGGAATTATTATTGGCATTCATGCCTATGAATATTATTCCTCAATTCAGGTCTACAACTTTACACAGCCTCCGAAGTTGGATAGTACTGTCGTGAATGAAAAGACACCTATAGTTCTAGAAATTGGTGTCTTGCCGTGGCGCCCGGGGCCACTGGGTCCCTGGAGTCTTGTAACAGAAGATGGTGCGTCGGTCTCCTCTACGGAGTTTTGGAACTTAGAAAGCAAACCGGTTATAAACAATGGTGAAGAGGTGGCGGCAGAAATGGGTCTGGCGACTGGATTGGCTGAGATTAATGATGCGCGACCCTGGTGGTGGCTGCCCGGTCTTTCGGATGTTTCCGTTGATTATCTGGCTCCAGGCAGAGTCAAGGGATTTCAGTGGATTACAGCGGAGAGAGAGTGGATCGGGTGTTCGACAGGAGATCCGATTACAGTGTGGCTCGTCCACAGTCGCTATCAGCGTTTCTTGCCGGATCCTGGTGTTGATCCGTGGGCCATCACAGTGGCTATGAATCCCTGGATTGGGCGGGTGCAGTATATAGAAGTGCGTATTAAGCCGGGCTGGTGCCTGGGGGTCCCTGCACACTGGGGGTTCGCGGTAAGGCCGGAATCGGCCGGGCCTCAAGGGGTTCGACCGGAAGCGGTCGCCGAAGGGGCAAAGACTGATGGATCGGTAAGGACCGAATCGGTAAGGAACGCTGGATCAGCAATCTGGTCCGCCTCCCAACACTCGGCCCTATCGTGGTGCATGAGCAATACTGAGTACGGCCCGTGGCGCACTGAATTGTGGAACCAATGGTTAGAGGTGATATCACCGAGTCCGAACATAGACCAATAAGGGTGGCTTCACTCATTCCTCTTTGTAATCATCCTTTGTTTTATATTGAGGTGCTACATAAGGCATCCCTTGAGATAATTGAACTAGATGTCAAAGCCGACGATTCGTCTTCATATGTTGGCTGTGCCGCATACTATTACACGGACAGAGTACAGCCATTGTGCTTTTACCGGCAAAGTTCAGCGATTCAGCCCTATGATGCTGATGCGACCTGGATTTGAAGTCTATCATTACGGAGTTGCTACGTCAGAGTCTGGTGCAACCAAGCAAATAGATCTCTTAACAGTTGAGGAATGGTCGGCTCTCCGACTTGAAAGCTATCGCAAGTTGCATCCCGAAAAGTCGGAAGAAGAGGCTCGGGCTCATCTTGCAAATCCAACTGCCTTTGTGGGAGATCTCGGGAATTGGTCTACACCACTCTACGAGGAATTTAGTCGGCGTCTCCGAATCGAACTGCCGAAACATTATCGGTCGACTTCCACTGATATTGTGTGTATTCCTTTTGGTCGATCGCATGATCGCGCCCTCGACGGTCTTGATGTAGTCGTGGTGGAATCTGGAATTGGTTATCCCGATTCCTATCGGAATTATCGCATATTTGAAAGTTATGCATGGATGCATCACGATCTTTGCCGTGAAAAGAAGTGGGGGCAGAACTACTGGTTTGTTGCGCCGAATTATTTCAATGAGCTGGAATGGCCGCTTTCCTTGAATCCAAAGATCGATACAGTGGGCTTTCTGGGGCGAATTTATGATGGCAAAGGCTGTGGTGAAATTCTGGAAGTGGCCAAGCGAATGCCCGATGTACGGTTTATTCTCTGTGGACAGGGAGATCCTGCAGCCTTTTTAAAGTCGCCTAACATTGTCTACAAACCGCCCATTCATGGAACTGATAGAGCAGAGTATCTGGGTTCACTCATTGCTTGTATTGCACCGACTCAGTTTGTGGAGCCCTTCTGCGGAGTTGCAGTAGAGGCTCAGCTGTGCGGGACGCCGGTTATCACAAAGGATTTTGGTGCGCAAACAGAGACAGTTGAACAGGGAGTTACAGGCGTTCGCTGCCATACATTGGAAGATTACTGTGAAGGAATTCGGATGGCCCAGAAGGGGATCTTTGATCGGGCCTACATTCGGAAACGTGCGGTCGGGCTCTATGGGTATGCGGCCGTGGCGGCCAAGTACGACTATGCCTTTCGGTGCATTATGGACGTCCATAATGGAACGAACGGATGGTATTCTCCGACGTCGCATATTGGCGCCCTGTCCTCAAACTAATTCTAATTCTATTATAGAAATGGCTGATAATAAGATACTGCCATCTGATCTTCATAATGATACAGGGTTTGGTGCAGCAGCAGGCGGAGCTGGTGGCGGCGCCTCCTCTGCAAATATTACAGTAAAGGGTCGCACATTCCCAAGGGCAAAATGGGAAGCCTATTTGGCGATGTGCCGCGAACTGGGCATCCCTGATCCTGAAAACTTTGTTGTACTCGGAGATTCTATTATACCGAA